GTAGAAGATGAATTAAAAAAACAAAATAAAGATTTTCAATCTTTTAAAGTAAAGGACATTAAATTAAAAGAAGGAGAAATTGAGGAAGAAGAAGGTATAGGATATTTAACTCCAAGAGCATTTAATAAAAATAAGAAATCTAAAGGAGCTGCTGATATTTATTATTATAAATTAGGTTTTAAACCTGTACCTAAAACAAAACCAAAAGGATTTGAAGTAAAACAGTTATTTGAAAAAACAGACCGTAATGAATTTCAAAGTAAAAGAATTGCGGCCTTTAAAGAAATAGAAGAAAGATTAAACAAAATTTATCCTCTTTTGTCTAACGCAGAAGATGAAACAGCAAAATATTACAATGAAAACCCAGGTTCATATGCTATAGTTTATTCAACAGACTATATATTTGAGCTACTAGATGAAGTTGAAGCAAAATTAAAACAATCAGAATGAAAACGCTTACAGAACAATACAGATTAATAAAAGAAGACAAAGGTCATAAAGGTGTTTTCTTAAAGGAAGCTAAAAAGCAATTTCCTAACCTTATTAGAAATGCAGCCACTTTTAAAGAAGCATCTACAATACTAAAACAAAAAGGTATTATCTCAGAAAATTATGTTGATTTACAACCTATCAATAATCCAATTGAAAGAAAAAAAGAATCATATGAGAATGCATTTGAGAAATTCTTAGCTGAAGCAGAAGCAAAAGCTGAAGAGAAAAAAGTATCTAAAGAAGTAGAGGAAGATGCTGAAAAGAATTATGATTATGAGGATAAAAAAGATCCTAATAATATGATTTTTGGTCAAATCCAAATGGGGTACTATTGTGAACTAAAAGATCCTAAAAACGAAGGAAAAACAGACCAAGAATTATTAGAGATTGTTTATAAAAATTTAGCTAAAGACCCTATATATTATACTAAAAATGGTCAATTTGGAGAACAAGATTTAGGTTACACAGATGATGCCCCAAGTTTAGGACCAACTGAAGAACCAAAAGGACCACATAAATCAAGTGGATATGGTAAATTGAAAGAACATTCTATTTCAATGGCAGGTGGTATAGTAACAGGAGGTGGATTTTCACATATGAACTATATGGATTATTTTGGTTTAAATGAATTGGATACTAAACCCACACAGGATGCTTTTAAAGACCTAAATCCAGCAGCAAAAGAATTTGAAGATACAATTAAAAGAATTGGTGGGATGGAATTAGAAGAAGATGAAGCTGGCACTCCTCCTCATATAGAAGCAGTAGCAGATATATTATCAACTAAAGCAGAAGAAGTACTTCAAGATGCTAGTGATAGAGGAGAAGAATTAAGTGATGAAGATGTAGATAGAGTATTAGACATGGTATTAGATATAAGTGAAATAAGAGATGTTCTTAAGGCTCAACTTAATTTACATATTGATAATTTAAATGCTGATAGATAATTATGAAACAAGTACTTATAGAAACTCAATTATTTAACCCACTACCAGGTTTATTATCTGAAGGTCATAAATCTGAAAGAGGTAATCCTTTAGTAACTGGCATATTAGCAACTTGTGAGGTTAAAAATGGTAATGGTAGATACTACTCCAAAGACCTATGGGAAAGAGAAATAGATAAGTACATGGAATTAGTTAAAGAAAATAGAGCATGTGGTGAATTAGACCATCCTGAATCTCAAGTAGTTAACTTAAAAAACGTTTCACATAACATTAAAGACATAAACTGGGATGGAGATAACATAATGGGTACAATAGAAATTTTACCTACCCCATCTGGTAATATTTTAAAAGCACTTATAGACAGTGGTATAAAATTAGGTGTATCTTCTAGAGGTATGGGTTCACTAGAACAAAATGGTGATATAATGGAAGTACAAGATGATTTTGAACTATTGTGTTGGGATTTTGTTTCAACCCCATCTAATCCAGGTTCGTATATGCAACCTATTACTATTAATAATAAAGGTACTATTAATATAAATGAAAGTAAAATAAATAATAAGTATCCATATGCAAAAGCAAACAGCATAGTAACAGAAATACTATGTGCAAACGGTAATTGCCCAATATTTTAATTATGAAAGATTTCGATTTAAGAAAATATTTAGCTGAAGGTAGGCTATTAAAAGAAAATAAAATAGCTCAAGCTATTAGAGATGAAGCAGAACAACCATATTTTAAAGTAGGTGCAGCTATATTTTATGACTATGCTGATAAAATTGAAAAAGCTGAAGAAAAGGATTATAGAGAAATACTTCAATCAATGGAACGTGAATTAATTAAAACACATCCTAATACTTTTGATGGTGATGATGATATTGTAGCAAGTTTTATGGCTTTAGCTGAAAACAAGCTATTAAAAGAAGAAAAAACATTTAATGTTTACAATGATGGTGGTGAACCAGTCTTGGTAAATTTAGATAAAGCAACCCCATCACAAGAAAAATTAATTAGATGGGAAATGCCAAATATAACTGAACCTGAAACTTCGGAAGAAGCACAAGAAATAGCTAATGAAATAATGCAACTTAATTCTGTTGAAGATGTAAAACAATATTATGGGGATAAAAGGGGATGGTTTAATTCTTCTTTAAAAACTCTTGTTGGAGATGCAATGGTTATTTATAGTAATTTAGCTGAAAACAAGTTATTAAAAGAAGAAATAGACGTTAATAAAATACTATCTGATGGTAATTATGATGAAATTGATGATGAAGAATTATTAGCTAAAGTTAGAAAACAACTTCCTAAAGAGTTAAATCTAGCTTCTTTATTAAATCTTCTTGTAATGAAAATTGAAGATGAAGAGGGTGGAAATATTGATTTTACTTAAAAACTGCGACCTTCAAGAATCCTCATATACGTATAATCGTAAATATGCTATCTCTATATAGCATGGACAATAAATAAATTCTATTACGTTTCCGAATAAACGTACTTTCCAAATTAAAATTTAAGGAACAAATGGCAAAGAGAGACATTCTCAAAGAAGCTATCGCTGATGCTAAAGCCGTAAAAGAAACCGCTATCGCAAATGCTAAGGCAGCACTTGAAGAAGCTTTTACTCCTCAACTAAAATCTATGCTAGCTGCAAAGTTAGAAGAAATGGAATTAGAAGAAGATGCAGAAGCACTTGAAGAAATGTCTAAAAAAGAAAAAGCAGAAGGTGATGATCGTAAAGATACTAATCCCGAAGAAAAAAGAGAACTTAAAATGAAAGAAAAAATCAAAAAAGGTTCACTTGAAGAAGAGGAATTAGACGAAGAAATCAACTTAGATGAAATCTTAGCAGAACTAGACGAAGAAATGGAAAAAGACAATCTTAACGAAGATGAAGCCACTGATAAAGAAGAAGAAGGCTTTCTCGACGGAAAAAAAGATGGTGAAGAAGAAGAAGAAATTGATCTTGAAGACATGACTGATGATGACCTTAAAGGATTCATTGAAGACGTAATTGCAGATATGGTTGCTTCAGGCGAGTTAGAAGCAGGCGAGAATTTCGAAGAAGAAGGCGAAGACGAAATGGAAATGGATACAGAAGTAGACGTTGAAGTTTCTGAAGGCAAGAAAAAAGACAAAGAAGACGATAAAGAAAAAATGGAAGAACAAGTAGGTAATCCTATTAGTACTTCAGTTAAAAAAGGTGCCAAAAACAAATACGACGAAGATTTCATGAAAGCCGTAAAGGATGATCTTCAAAATCTAATGAAAAAAGTAGGTTTAAAAGAAGATGAAGAAATCAACGAAGAAGATGTTGAAGAAGCAGTAGGTAATCCTATTAGTACTTCAGTTAAAGCTGGCGCTAAAAATAGATATGACGAAGATTTTATGAAAGCTGTAAAAGATGATCTTGCTAAACTTATGAAAAAAGTAGGTTTAAAAGAAGAAGAACTTGATGAAGCTTACAATACAATCGAATCTTTAAAGTCTGA